CTCGGAAGAAAGGCGCGGAATTATGTCATTACTGCTTTCGTCTGCGGCACTTCCCTTAATCCGGATTATATGGATCAAAGAGACAATCTTATTGGCGTATTGGAGCAGGAAGGGCCTGGAGTGCTCGTTCATCCTTACCTCGGCGAACTTACTCTGCAGGTCCTTACTTTCCGCGTCAGAGAAACCAAAGACGATGGCGGGATGGCTTCATTTTCCATTACATTCGCTGAGACAGGTGCCATTCTCTATCCGACGACATCAAATAACGCCGCCGCCGATGTTTCCAGCAATGCAGGAAATCTGGCGGCTTTACTGGTAAACGGTATGACCGGATTCTCTGCCTCCGCTGCGAATCTCGCTCAGAATGCCGCGAATGATATCAATAACGCCGTCAATATGATCCGGTCGGTTACCACGCCATTTATGCGTGTCATTAAGAACGCAGACCAGATCAACAGATCTTTAAACGGCATTATGACCAATGTGTCCGTCCTGATTAAAACTCCCGGCAATCTGGCTGACAGCTTTATGAATGTTATCAGTTCCTTCCAGAATACCATCGATACGATGCTTGCTTTTAACGCTGTGAATGCAGTCGTCAATAGCTTTCAATCAATTTATTCGGGAAGAACTTATGAAAATTCAGCCACAGGAGTTCAGCAGAAAGCAAACGACACCCTTATGGTCCAGATGTTGGTATTGTCCGGCGCGTCAACAGCCGCTCTCATAGCGACGCAGATCCAGTACACTACAGTCGAGCAGGCGGATGAAATCGCTTCCGCCGTCGACGCGATGATCGATTTCGTTATTTACAGTGTTACGGATGACAATATCTACCAGGCAGTCATCGATTTGAAGGTCGCTCTTCATCAGGCCGTGCCTTCGAATAGTGCGGTATTGAAAACTATACAGAGTTATCAGGTGAAGAACTCGATCCCCGCGTTGGTATTGTGTTATCAGATTTACGGCTCTCTGGATAATTTTGATGATTTAATTAACAGAAATGATATATCAAACCCGGCCTGCATTCCGGGTGGAACAACATTACAGGTGTTATCACAATGAATTCGGACAATGATGTTTTTTTATATATCGACAATATGGTTTACAGCGGCTGGACTGCACTTTCCATAAAACGGTCACTCGAAGCGGCGGCGGGTTCCTTTTCCCTGACCCTTTCTGAACGTTGGGAAGATGCCGCAGTACCAGCATCAGTAACAACGGCTTGGCCGATTTATTCCGGTGATTCAGCCATTGTCAAAATCGGCAGCGATATAGTCATTACTGGCTATGTGGACGATGTCTCGATTTCTTTGTCCGCAACGAGCCACAGCATTACAGTAACGGGGAGGGACTTGACGGAGGATATCGTCGACTGCTCCGCCATGAACAGACCTGGACAATGGCTCAACCGAACGCTTGAGCAGATAGCTTCCGATTTGTGTAAACCTTTCGGGGTAACTGTATCCGCTGACGTGGTCACGGGTGGGCCTATTGCGGAAGTTAACATTCAGCCAGGCGAATCAGTTTTCCAGACTTTGGAGAGGATTGCCAAAGGAAGAAAACTTCTGATAACTTCCACTCCGGATGGAAACCTGAAGTTCACCCGGAGCTAGAAAGATATGATCCCGGTCACTCTCAAGGAAGGAGAGAACATTCTGTCCTGCGAAGCCAGCTTTTCTTCAAAAGACCGGTTTTCGGAATATACTGTCGAGGGACAGCCCGACCATATCTGCGGATATGTCGCCTTCAAAGCCTCGGCAACGGATGACGGCGTCCCCCGCTACAGACCGCTCCTTGTCATCGCTGAGGAACAAGCGACCCAAGCTTACTGTAAAGATCGGGCGATCTGGGAATCTATTGTCAGGGCAGCAAAAGCGGTTAATGTCAGCATCACCGTTCAGGGCTGGAGAACTCCTGCAGGTGCTTTATGGACGGCCAATAATCTCATTAACACAGATGCTCCGTCTATCAGGATCAGCGGGGCTTTATTGATCACGGAAGTGGAGTTTAAAAAAGACAATTCCGGGACGACGACAGTATTGGTACTGAAGCGGCAGGATGCCTTCCTGCCTGATCCGACGCTTGATGGAGTGAACTATAATTTTGAGCCGGTGAAGTCTAAAAAAGTACAGAAGACGGTAAAGGGCTTATGACGATTGACGATTTGAGAAAACTTCTTAATCCTTTAAAACAGCGGGTTATGTCTATGATAGCGCGGGCTGTGATTAACTCATTATCAGATACTGATGGAGGATATCAGAACGGACAGGTTTCAATCCTGGATAATGAGGTCCGGGATAATACAGCACGACTCCAGGAATACGGGTTCACTAGTGTCCCGCTCCAGGGAGCGGATGCGGTGATTGTATTTGTAGGAGGTAATCGTGATCACGGCCTGATCATTGCGACAGACGACGCGAGATACCGTTTGCAGGGCATGAAAAACGGCGAAATCGCTTTATACACGGATGAAGGGGACCACATATATTTCAAACGGGGAAAGATCATCGAAATAAAGTGCGGAAGTGAGGTGGATATCAATTGCCCGACGGTGAAATTTTCCGGGGATATTCAGGTAAGCGGAAAGATCACAGCGGGCGGAGAGATCGCGGCCAATAATTCAACTGTTCCGGTACATTTATCGTCACACGTTCACCCGACCGCTGTTCCGGGTTCGCCTTCCCCGCCGACACCGGGGACATAGAAGTGTAAAACCAGGAGGATTTATATATGGCTTTAGTCGTTTCAACGCTTCAAACGGCTTTATACAATATTTTTACGAATAATGGGCAAAATATCACACCGCAAGCCCAGGATGCTGCACTGAAGATCGCGCAGGCAATCGACGCATATATCAAGACAGCCTCGGTCAGTGTTAATATCACGGGTTCGGCTGCAGTGACTACTGCGCCGGGTACCGCGCCGGTTACAGGAAGCGGAACGGGAACTTTATCTTAAGGAAATCGAAATGGATATTGCTATGATACCATCCACAAACGGAGATGCTGATATTGCGATTGTCAACGATGATATTTTGATAGACGACGGGCTGGAAACTGCCGTGTATATCTCTCTCTTTACCGATATGCGTGACCCTGCTTCATCGGATTCAAATAAGCACGGTTATTGGGGAGACACCTTGGGATTGAATCCCTTCGCAGATTCCCCGCTCGGATCACTGCTCTGGGAATACAGCCGGGTTGTTATCGACACTGATATCGTCAATGCCGTTAAAACAGCCTGCAAGAACTCCTTGCAATGGATGATCACAGATGGGATTGCCGAATCGGTATCCGTTACTTCTGAAAAGCAAGGGAATAATGCTTATATATTTGATATATCAATCAAGAAACCCGGAAGTACCGGGCCTGGATATCTTTACCGGATTAACTGGGAAGCTCAAGGCAGTGCACTACCCAAAATGCTCCCTGGTAATGCTCTATCATTAGGGGGTTCATAATGCCGTATAATAGACCGCTGTTATCAGATTTACAAAAGCGCGTTTCCGGTGATCTCCAGGCTTCTTTGAAATTAAGCTCGCCGATCCTGTCTAAAAGCGTCTTCGGAGTGCTTGCCAATGTTTTTACAGGAAGTGTTCATTCCCTTTACGGATATGGACAGTGGCTTGCAGGTCAGCTTTTCCCGGACACAGCCGAAAGCGCTTACCTTGAAAGGATCGCCGGTATCTGGGGAATCTCCCGTAAAGCCGCAACTTATTCAAGCGGTTCTGTCCTTATGACAGGATCAAACGGTGCTCTGGTACCGTCGGGAACATTGTTTCAAGACCCCAATAATAACGAATATACGACGACTGCGGATGCCGTTATTATAAACGGATCTGCCACATTGCCGGTAGAGGCAAGTTCAAGCGGATCGGCTGGAAATTTGGCAGCGGGCACGACTCTGAATATTGTCAACCCCATTGCCGGTATTGTTTCGCAAGCTCTGGTCGCGGCTGGAGGTCTAATCGGAGGCGTGGATATAGAAACCGACGATGCGCTGCGCGGACGCCTGATCGCCAGGATTCAGAACCCTCCGCATGGAGGTGATGCTCAGGATTATGTCATGTGGGCGACATCGGTTCTAGGAGTCACCAGGGCATGGGCTTATCCGAACTGGATGGGTGCCGGAACGGTCGGTGTTACTTTTGTAATGGACGGCAATACTTCCGGCAGTATCATTCCGGATGCCAATACCATAACAAATGTAGTGAATTATATTAATTCCGTTCGGCCTTTATGTTCCCAGGTTTATGTTTTCGCACCGGCCCCGCTGACCGTCAACTTTACGATTCACCCGAATCCGAACACACTTGCCGTTCAAAGTGCGATTACTGCCGCCCTGCAGGCATTCGTCTCTGAAAACGGATATCCGAGCAATACGATGTATTTATCCCAGATCACCACGGCCATATCATCTGCGGCGGGAGAGCAGTATAACATATTAAGCTACCCGACAGCGGATATATATGTCGCTCCGAACCAGATTGCTGTTTTTGGAGCTATCACATGGGATTGAATACAAGCGATTACAAAGAGGTGCTGAAGGCATTGTTTCCTTCAGGGCTTGCATGGAAAGTTGATCCCGGTAAGAGTATTACGGCCCTGGTTGAAGGGTTCGCTTCTGAACTGGCCCGGTATGATGCTTCTTTAAATAATCTGCTTTCCGAAATCAATCCGGGAACTGCGGTGGACTTGCTTCCGGATTGGGAGAATCTGTTCGGCTGTCCCTGGAATGGGAGCGATCCTGTACCGGTCCGTCAGGCCAATGTACTGGCCAGAATGACCGCTGTCGGCGATCAGTCGTTAGGTTATTTCATTCGTATGGCACAGCAATTGGGATTTAATTTAAACATTACTGAATATGAGCAGGCCGTGGCCGGAAGCGTCGCAGGGTGCCTATGTGTAAACCAGTACTATAAATTTACTGCGACATTCAACCTGCCTGTGACTCCGGCAAATACGAATAACAAACAAATACTTCAGAATATCGTTCTGCAGAATCAGCCGGCGCATATTGCCATTCTGTTGAACTGGCAATGACCGGCATAAGGATACAATAAAGGAGGGAATTTCATGTTTAGAATTGATTCGTCCGGAAATCTCAATAACAAGTTTACCCAGGGTAATCCCCTGGCTAACCCGCCTGTACCGCCGACAGTCATTAGTGATACGTGGCTAAACGCGGTACAGGAGGAAATTGCCCACTTCATCGAAGCGTCCGGAGGGACATTGAATAAGGCGGATTCCGGCCAGCTCTGGGAACAGTTTTGTAATTATATTGAGGCAAATGTGGCCAAGAATTTCGTCGCAAGCATAACCAGCGGCACAATCGCCGGAAACATAACGGTAAGTGGATTTTATACCGTTGGCCCTAATATTTCAGATTCGCCTTTCGGACCAGGTTCAGGATGGCTTGAAGTCACAGTGATAGATGCGCAGGATACTTTGATCATTGCTTACGGTATTAATAGCCCTGGGGTCTGGCAAAAACAAAAAATAGCTGGAGTCTGGCAAACAGCCTGGCAGGATGTCAATGGGGTGAGCACGCCGGGAGCGGGAGCCTTAATGAGACGTGACACGAATGGCCGGGCTCAGGTCAATGACCCCTTGGCGAATCTGGATATCGTCAATCTTGAATATTTAAACAATAACGCTGCTTCCATACAGACACCGGGAGCGTTGATCAGAAGAGACGCAAACGGACGGGCTCAGGTTGTCGATCCGTCTGCCGCTGCCGATATCGCCACGAAAAACTATGTTGATTCGCGGATAATCAATAATACTTATACTCTGGGAAGTCCCGGAACCGCGTGGAATATTAGCGGTCTTAATATCACACAGTCGCAAAAAGTGCAGATAACATTACAATTTACTTTAAATTCGGCAAACGGAGCGACTATTAGCTTAAACAATGACGGTGGAGCCCATTATATTCAGCGAATAAAGTATTTTACGGGAACAAGTTTGACTAATATTATGCCCGCCGCATTATCTTATATCGCTTTCGATGGAGGCGGCTCTTCGCCATATAATTGGTCGATAACCATCAACCTCTGGTACGATGCGAGTTTTGGCTGGAGATTCGAGGTGTCTTCTCCAATCTTAAACGGAAGTTCGATCAATCTGGACGAAATCACGGGGTGGTGGAACCAGACGGGAGTCGGAGTGATAACATCGATAAATATATCCGCAAGCGGAGCAACGTTCAGTGCCGGTGCGAAAGCGCATATTGTTCAATTTGGTTAAAGGAGCTTAAGATGTGGCAATGGTTATCGACAGCAAATTGGTTTAATATCCTGATTTTCTTCCTCGGTGTTATTGTGATGATTATCGCAATTACAGGCGCGGTATTGTTGATATTCAGCAGGATCAAAAAGGTTAAATTAAAGTTCGACAGGAATGAGTATCAAATCGGCGGCGACGGTGACGAACCCTATGCCCGCCGTCTGGAAGCCAGAGATTACAGACATCTGCTTCTGGAGGTCTTTAACGATGTCATCAAGGGCGATATCAGTTACCGTGTCCGTAATAGCGGATGGCCGAAAGAAAGCGCGGAATGGAACGAATATGTTAAGAATGCCGTCAACCAGCATAAGGTCGATTTCGATTGTTATCTGGATGAGAATTATTATGATAATTCCATTATCAACCTCAAGGAGCTGAAAGAGTGGAACATTTTAATATGGGCGGACGCTTATGCCATCTTTCAGTCCCTGTATGAAAAGATGCTTGAGATCAGTATGGAAAGCCGTCGTGTGATCGGGGAAAAAGAAAAAGAACTGGACAGCATCCAGAACAATAGGAAATGCGCACCACGGCTGAAAAAATGCCTGAATATCCTTGAAGTCATAAGGCTTACAAGGGAGATCGATTATGAGGAGAATCTCCTGATGCGCGAAAGATGCATGGTGGAAACCGAAAGAACTTTGAAGGAACTTCGCCAGATCTATTATTCCCATTTCCTGAAAAAATATCGTCAGAATATTCAATTGAAGGAGGACTGAATATGTCAGGACTAATTAATGTAGACGCTGGTTCTACGCTAAAGGAAGCGGGCGGCCTGATCAACTCGGTTGGAAATTTCGCCGGTCAGATTAGATCGGCAATAACGGGGGATATGCCGCCCGAACAGAAGCTAAAGCAGGTCGAGGACATCCTCACCGCTATCCAGGCAGAAGATGCCGGGGCGGATTCGGTAAATGTCGAGGAAGCAAAATCGACCAACTGGTTCGTCGCGGGCTGGCGGCCATTCGTAGGATGGATCTGCGCCGTGGGTTTCGCATGGTGCGTGATCGTTTATCCCCTTGTTCTGTGGGCATGCTCGATATGGGTACCTGCCGTTAAAATCCCGGCCCCGGACAGCGGACTGATTATTCCTACGCTTGGAGGTATGCTCGGCATCGGGACAATGAGGACGGTTGAAAAAATCCAGGGCATACAGGGGAACCATTAATCTTACATAGAAAGGAGGATTGAATGAAAGTATTGGACACAAAGTATCACACACAATTGAACAACAAGGTGCTGCCTTATGTCACCTGCGGGACCACGAGTCTGGCTAACTATATCAATTGGCTGGACATTAAATTTGGGACTAATTTCCAGTGTGACGATGACAAAGTGATGGAAATCCTGAATTCGCAGCCTTTGCTTGCCAGGGCAAAGGCGATGGTCACTCAAGGTATTATCGACGCTTCGGCTCTGGATGTCCGAGACGATCATTCCGGTAATCCCATCACTATCGATGGGGAGCATTTCACCCATCTGAACAATTTTATGGAAATGCTGGCTGTCTGCGGGAATTTTATTACCAACGGACAGTTTGATTTCAAGATTGAGTACAAAACTCCGGATGAAATTAAGCAGATAATCGATTCAGACTTCCCGGCATTAATCTCTGCAAAATTTACTCAAAGCGGGCATTTTGTCCTGATCGTCGGATATGATGACGAGGGGAACTTCATCGTCGACGATCCTTACGGAAACTGGAATGACAGCTATTCCACCACCGGAGACGGGTCAAAACTCAAGTATAATATTCAAAAGCTTGAAAGCATTTACACTTTCAAGAAAGGAGACTCTTTGCGGATTCTGAGAGCTTACAAGGTATAAGGAAAGTGCCCGGATGTAAAAATCCGGGTCATCTGTTTATTTGAAATCACATCATCTTATTCTATCACAATGCATTATATAATATTACGTGATTAATTATCTAACATCTGTTGACTTATATGGAAGGAACACATATCATTGTGGCAACACGGTGGGAGGAATTTTATGAAAGAAAGCAACAAAAGCCTGGTTACAGTAGATTGGTATTTAGAAAAATTTGAAAGGAAAATGAAAGGGTGTTCTTTCCAGGAAGCTAAAAGTTGGGTGGAAGGAATTAATACCATATCTGACATTGATAAATTTATGTTATTTAAAAAGATCATAGCCAGCGGACTTTGCAAATCAAACAAAAACAAATCGATAATAAGCGTCATTAGAGGTTAGGAGAATGAATATGAAGGTTAGGATTAAGCCCATTTACAGAGCTGACAATTGGGTTAAAGGCACTTGCAGTGATTACAGCTTCGAAGCTAAGATTTATGATACCGGATCATATTATGGTATTAACAATGGTAGGGTATCCAAGCTTTACATAAAAAACCAACTGGGTATCTGCGTTACCAACTATGACAGAGGGTGGGACATTCGCCCCGAAAATGCCAAGGATATTGTAGCATTTGAAGCTGTGCTGAAAAGTCTTGAAAGTTCTCGTAAGAAATTCGAAGAATAGCACTTCTTGAAACCCTTACAATTCTAATGGCCCGGCTGTATAAGTCCGGGGCTTTTGTTTGTTCAAGAACGAAATAATTAAACCCTCAATTTGTCTTTTTTTGATAGATAAAATATAATAAAACCTGATAAAATCAATGAATTTAATTACCATACAATCGCAAGTCTTAGATTTGTATCTGCAGTTTTTTTTTGAAATTAAGGAGAATATCTGATGAGTTTAAGTAAACATGAGATAGACGATCTTATTGAACGTCTTCAAAAAGGTGAAATAATTCCTGATGACTATAAATATAAATTGTTCCCGGTAAAGCAAAAAGAATATGAACTAGTTTATGGTGGTAAAATGCGTCGGGAAGATATATTAGCAAATGACGATGGAGTATTTCCTGTTCCCTTACAAGTTGAAAAGATATTTAATGGTAAACGTGAACAATGGAAAGATGGTTGGAGAAATATTATTGCATTTGGTGATAATTTACAATTTTTAAAGACAATCTATGATGACAAAGACCCACTTATTAAAAATAAAGTG